TTCCAGAGGATCTCCATTAGCCCCGGAGATCTCGGTATGCTTGACCTCTCGGTATTCTGAGGGGAAGCGGCTCTTTAGGGTGAAGATCAGCAATGCTGCCGGGGTATCCACCTCACCAAGGATAGACGCCTGAAGCACCTCCTCGAACCAGACCTGTGACGCCAGCTTTGCTATTTTAAGGGCATCAGAAAAGTCTGGGTACTTATGTTCCCATTGGATCAGGGTTTCATAAGTGATTCCAAGGCTTAAGGCGATCTTGGCCCTACTGGCACCACTCATGCCGAGGTCAATGACCTTATCCAGCATCCACTCAGGCTGATACTTGGTTGGCCTTCCGAATATATACTTTGGTCGTACGACTTTAGGCATAATGACCTTCTTGTCCTCAACAGACAGAACATCGGTCTTTGGTTTCCTTGCCATTACCTGTGTTTCCTTATCAATTCAAATTCCCGGTATTGTGCCTCTGGTGTCCAGTCCACACCCTCTCCAATATCAACTGCCTCTGGTTCAGGGTCTACCAGCACATGGACTGGCATATGATCTTCGGCCTTGTACATGGCCATTCGCATTCTGTGCCGTTGTGCCTCTACGATATGCCTGACCCTGTCCCCCGTGATGCCATGTCGCCGACCCAGCTCTGCAAGGGTGATGTCACTTTCCAAATAGGCGATCGCCATTTGCCTGTTACGTTCAAATGTAGGGTACATGTTACCTCATAACCATTGATATTGCTAGCAATTTTAACATTCCACATTAGATTTGCAAACCTAACACAAACTTTTTGATCGGTCAAACTCCATGCCCATTGGGCAATTACTCTTGCCCACCACCCGATTTTTTATACCACCACTCCCGATACCGCGTTTTCAGATGGTGCATTGGCATCAACTTATCCTGCGGCACCCAGTACGCCGGCCTCTTGTTGTTCCATCGATCGGCAAAGTAGTCAGGCCTCTTGCCATCCTTACAAATGATCCACCCTACCAAATGGACAACTGGCAATTCATGGGTCAGGGCCAGAGCAAACGGCAACTGGTCAGGATCCTTGTCGTGTAGCCGCAGAAGGCCGTCAGAGTGCGGTGTTGATCGAACCTCGACCATACCCCCTACATCAGGCACTTTCATGTTGTCAGGCTGCTGTGACCAATTGCAGTCCAGATACTTGCAGACGGCGTACTCTCCGATCGCGCCGCTCAGGTTGGTATCGAACAGGCCCTTGCTACCATCCGCTCCATAAGCATGCTTGCCGCTGACAAACATCCGTTCAGATAGCCGCTGCATACCGACAAATGATGCAAATTCAATCTCAACCCGCGATAATTTAAAGGTTATCATATCCCTGTCCCTTCAGAACGTCATTCCAATCCTGCCCAATTACGTCTGGTATTCTCACAATCACTTCGCGCTCGAACTGTACCGAAATCCTGTTGGCCAGTGCATAGGCCTTCGCCTGCCCGGTAAAGTTGACGTCATTGTCGCCAAATATGTGGATCGTGCGGGCCTCATCAGGCGGCACCCACTTTGCCAGCAGGGCACCATTGATGGCCGCCCAGACCGGCATCTTGAACATGATAGCCGCCGCCATTGCTGTTTCGATCCCCTCGGCAATACCCATCACCGGGGCGGCATCCCAGATCCGAATCGCGCACCCCTCTGGCAATTTGCCGGCCATCACCCGTTTGATTGGATTGGCAGCCTCATTCTTGTTGCCATCCCGCGTCAGAGCGGTCAGGTGGACGTTGACCGGCTTGCCATCCACATCGGAGACCAAGGCGATCATTCCACCAGAATACTCGCGGATTGATTTAGAGGCCCAAGGGCGGCCAAGTCTGCTTTTCAGGTACAATGCGGCGGGCGAAGCCGTCAAGGGCTGCCACGAGCCTTCCCAAGCGTTCCTAATGGCCCTCTGTTGGGCTACCTCATCCCGCTGGTTCTGTGGCATCTGTTTCACGGTCTTCCAGACCTCCTGCACATGCTCGGCGATTTCCTTGAACGACTTGCCCGTGATTTTCTGAACCAGCATAAACCCATCCCCACTGCCGCAACCGGAACAGAAATAGGTTCCAAGCCCCTCTTTATCGTCAAACCGAAACCGATCCTTGCCACCACAGATGGGACAGGGGCAATGTTTTCCGGTCAGGAACTTGCTCTCGACCCCCAGACTAGGCAGCAACTCCCGCCACCGACCCCTTGCCAGATCCCGTGATGGTGTTTGCTTTAGCATTTTGTTTCTCCCGCTGCTTTGCTTTTGAAATGTTGTAGTGCTTGATCCAGCTCTCGGTCTCTGCGCTGATGAAGCGCGACATCTCGTCCGACAGGCCCCTCGGCCAGACACCTAGTCGGGTCCGATAGGCATGTGCCGCCCAACCATCTTTGTATCCGCGCAGGTGGGCATGCAAGCGCAAATCGCTGTAGAACACCTGCTTCTTGTGCTGCGGCCATTCGCCCTTTTTGTATTTCTTGTCCTTGGTCAGCTCCATCAGCTCGCCATCAACCACCTCGGTCTGACTGACTGCCTCGGCCACAAACCCACAGGCAGGGCACTTGTTGGTCTTTGCAGGCCGCAGGAAGGCACACTTGGGGCACTCCTTCGGTAAACGCTCCTTGGGCAGCGTTTTGGCCTTCTGGCGGGTCTTACCGTCATCAAGGCTGGTGTGGTTGATGTCAGTGACGAACCCCAGACGGATCGTAGTGTCGCTGTGGTCGAGGATCAGGCAGTAGTCCTTACCAGTGGCAGGGCGCAGACCGCGACCGATCATCTGGACGTACAGCATCTCTGACTTGGTAGGCCGCGCCAGAATGATGCACCGCACATCAGCATCGAACCCGGTGGTCAGCACACCGACATTGCAGATGACCTGCGTGTCTTTGCGTTCAAACCGCTTAATGATCTCGGTGCGCTCAGGCATCGGCGTGTAGGCGTCCATGTACTCAACCAGCACACCAGCCTCCTCGAACTGCTTTTGGATGTGCTTGGCGTGGGTACGGTTGACCGCGAAGCAAACCGTCTGCTTGTTAAGGCCCCGCTCTAACCAAGTGGTGACGATGTCTGCGACCAGTGCGCCTTGATCCATGGCCTCGCCCAAACCTTTGAGGTCAAAGTCGCCGGCAACAATCTTGACCGATCCAAGATCAGGATGCGCCGGGGCAAAGACCTTGAAGTCGCACAAGTGCTTCTGGTCGATCAGCTCCTGCATGGTGGTGCCGATGATCAGATCATCCCAGACCTTGCCCATGCCTCTGGCCCATGGTGTGGCAGTAAGGCCTACAAACGGCACCCGCTCCCACTGCTGGTAGTTAACCCACTCGCCAAGGAACTTGAACATCATATGCGCCTCATCGACGATCACGAGATCAGCGTCTGGCAAATCCCGGCGCATCAGGGTCTGGATCGAGCACACCTGAACCGGCTGCCGGGGATCGGTCATCTCGTGCTGGGCTTGCATCACGCCAATCTCGGTGATTCCGTTTTGACGGAACCGATCAACGGTCTGGTCAATCAGGGTCAGAGACGGCACAGCGAAGATCACCCGCTTGCCCTTCGATCGGGCCATGCTGATGATTGAGGCCGCAATGACGGTCTTGCCTGCGCCTGTGGGCAGTTGCACCACTGGCCGCCGTTTACCCGTTCCAAGGGAATGCCGCAGTTTTTGGATGGCCTGTTCCTGATAGTCCCGAAGTTGTGTCATACCCCACCCCTACTCTTACTATTAATAACCATTCTTCCTTGGTAAGGACTCTTACTTTCTGTATCTGTATCTGTATCTCTATATATGAAGGTGCGTTCATCAACCGTTGAAGGATCGTTAAACGGTGTTTCAACGACCGTTAAATTACGTCTCTTTTTCAACCGTTTAGCGGCAGAAAGTTTGCCTGCCTCAGACTGCTGTTTGCGTGTGCTTTTTACCTTGTTAATGTCACTTTCAATGCGACTATGTGTCCACATGCCGTTATCAACTGTAAAAAATTCAACGACCGTTGAACGAGCGTTCAACCAATCTTCAATCGACAGTTTC